CTTGTGCTTCTCGCAAGTCTTTCTCCACAAACTTTCCATCGACCATAACCCACTCTTTAGACTCCATCACACCCTCTACGAAAGCATTAGGGGCTGAAGGGTCAGCTACGATATCCGCAGCCGTCGCTAAAGTGAAATCTTTACCAACGTATGATACGTCTCCCTTACGATCTAAAGAACCCATACCTCTGGAACTAACACCAAGTGTAGCACCTTCATCGATTAGGGACTTAACGATCTTACCATATGGAGTATCCATGATCTTAGCTTTACCAATAAAGTTGTCTCCTTCTCTACGTAAAGACTTAATCATATGTGATACGCGGTCAAGGTTAATCGTTGGGGAATCAGGATGACCTAATTCGCCGAATGCACGATTTTTATTAACGTACTCGTCGTTATATCGTTTGACTTCAGTATCAAGTATTTCTACTGGATAAATTCGTCCATTACGATTCTTTAAGTTCGATTGAAGGAATACACCTTCAATGAAATATTCTTTTCCCTTACCTAGTTTTTCTTCAACTAAGTATTTTACTTGTTCGGTATGTTCTTTAATTAGTTTCATTTTTATTATCCTGTGTAATCTGGGCTACCAACGATATCCAATGCACCAACTGCGGTTTCATCATCATAAGCACCATATTTCTCGTACTCTACTTTAGCAGCATAACCATCTTGTTTATGAAGTACTAAGTATGTAACTGCTCCACCAGTGTGAGTCACTACAATATCGCTGGTACTTTGTAAGTTATCAGTAAAACCTAATTGATTAAACTGAATGGTCGGAGCAGTTTCTGGAGCTGCAGCAAATGTATAATATCCTGTAGCACCAGTTGCGCCTCTGTTAATTTTTAAGTTTGAATCTAAATCTCCAGATGAAGAAATGGCAGCTATAGTAACATTTTGGGATCCAGTAGCACCCGCTACTTGATCAGCTGAAGCTAATGAACCAAGAGCAATTGTAGCGGAGCCGCCATCGCCAGCAACTTTAACAACAGTCTCTTTACTCGAATTCTTAATTATTGATGCAATTACGGCCATGTTTATTCTCCGATTTGTTTGAGTACACTGATAAAGTTATCTTTACTTTGTCTCATGTGCTCAATGATTTCTTGTTGATTACTAAATAAAGTTCTTAATCTTTCTTGTGTATCTTCATTAATAGCAATTATAGTACCGTCTTCTAGTCTATAATCGATCTTACCTTCAATAAGCTTATCTAACTTATTGAGGTTTCGTATATCCTGTACAACAGGATCTACTGTAAATTGTTTAGAGGAAGCAAAATCTATATATGACTCTATTAAAGTATCTGTAATCTTAATATCGTGATGTTCTTTAATAATGTTCGCTATCTTATTTTCTGATATATCGTCGTATAGTTCTGTCTTAATTTGTTCTTCTATGTTTTTAGTATAGTATTTTTGCTTTATGTATTGTCTTGCTTCCTCTAAATTCGCAAAAGAAGTCTTCTCTTTATCGATCAGTACATTGCCTTTAGCTGTCTGCTCGATAAGGTGTCCATTACTGAATGCTTGATCTGTGATCTCAACACCAGTAATGTCAGACGATAACTTCTTACTAAACTGTTTAAAGTACATTATGCGTATCCGCGATCCATCTTAACATAACCAGGTTTCATTGAATCAGTGGTCGCATTTTCCTTTTTAATTTTTTTTTTCTCATCAGCAATGTTCATCTTTTGGCCAGATGAAGAAGGCTCAGAAGGCAAGTTTGCAGGACCCGCGCCTGAAGGGTTATAAGGGTCATTCTCCATACATTGACACTTCTTCGCAGCTTCTAATAGATCTGCATCAAGACCTAAGTCTGAGACATTCATCTTGCTGATAGGATTAAACATTATTCTGCTTCAGCCTCTACTGTATCTTCTACAGCAGCTTCTTCTGTAGCTTCTTCAGTTTGTTCAGCTTGTTCAGCTTCTTCTGTAACTTCTTCTACTTGTTCTGTCGCGAACATGTTTTGAGCTACAGATACACGCATGTCTTCTAACTTAGATGATACACGTGTTGCCATCTCTGCATTAAATGCTGCATCGATTGACGCTGCATCACCTTGAACGATAGCACTGATTAAATCTTTAACGCCTTGAGTCATTGTATTTCTCCTTATTGTTGTCCAATACCTGGTAATACTGGGTTAGGGCCTTGCGACTCTTCACCTTGTAAACCGGGTTGCTGAGGCATTGATGCTAACATCTGCTCAGTCTCTTGCTTAACTTCTTTTTCAATCTCTTCGATCTCTTCGTCAGTTTGTTTTAGTACGAAACGTTTGATGTAGTTCATACTATAATATGTACCGACATATGGTTGGATACGGTTTAATGTATCTAGCCTTTGATTTAAGACCTCAGATTCTTTTAATTCTGCAAAGTGGTTATCTTCTTGGAAGTCAAATCGTATATCTTGTACGATCTCTTCCCACTCATCAGGTCTAATAATGTTCTTAGCAATTAACTGGACTCTAAGAGCCTCAGAGAATAACACTGAGAACTTGCGTCTTAATCTCTCGATGAACTTATTAAACTTAACTTCATCTCGAGTAATCTCGTTACTTCTACCTAAACTGAACCCTTGATCTGGTCTCATGCGAGATACAGGGACGTTTAAGCATTGGTATAACTTGTTTTGGAAATATTGTATGTCTTCGATCTGTCCTAAGTTCTGACCGCCTGACAAGGTTGTGATCTCAGTACCCTTGCCACCTTCTCTTCGAGGCATCCAAAAGTCTTCCATCATAGAGAGGTGTTTACGGTCGTCTCGAACTTCGCCAGTTGCGGCATCGTAGACAACTTTATTTCTATACTTATTCATGATGTCATTGACGTATTGCTCAGCTTTAAGCTTAGGCAAGTTACCTACATCAATGTAAAAAATCCTACGTTCAGGTGCTCGCGATACACGGTAAATTACCAATGAATCTTCGATCATCTTTAACTGATTTACTGGTTTAATTGCTTTATGTAGATGACCTAACATCGTGTTAGAGTTTGCATCTACGAGACCAGAAGGACAGTATATTACAGAATCAAGTGAAAGCTTAACGCCTTGACTTGTATTCTCGTTGATACCTTTATCGTTATAGATATAGAACTCTTCTATACTCTTAACGACGTCAATACCCTTATCATTCTTACCTTTTTTGATGTTCTTGATCCTACGAATCTTACGTGGATCAACAAATCGTAATTCTTGGATACCCTTTGAGATATCTGCTTCATCTAATAAGATGTGGTAGTATAACCTACCATCAACATACCATGACTTAAATATGTCATGACCTTTAAAGTTAAACTTATATAGCTTGAGTATGTTATCAAACTCTTCAGCTATTAACCTTTTAATAGATGACGAAACTTTAACATCGTCTAACACGACCTCAACTGGACTCTCATCAGAGTTAGCTACGATCGCTTCATTAACAATGTCTTCTACAGCATTATCGCAATCACCATATTGTGATACTTCGCGATAACGTCTAATAAGATCGTTCTCATTCTTAATAACACCCTCAAGGTCTACAGTCATGCCATAATAGGCAGCTGCAGCTCCTAAGGTCGATATAAGCGTTGAACCATCATCGACTGATGGGGCGACTATGTCACCCCCAGCCTTTTTAAGTTGCTTCTTCTTTATCTCAAATCCAAAGATTTCCATGATATACCTCTAATTATAAAGTTCCAATTAAATTGGAAGCGGGAATGTACCAACTGGAGTATTAACTGCAACGCTAACTCCAAAGTTAGATCCGTCTGTACTTGTTTCAGATGTCCAGTAATTGTATGTAAAGCTTACATCAAACATTTCCATTTGATTAACAGCATCATAATCAACTGTAATAGCACCAATCTCTGTTGGGTATGCATCGTGAAACTTATAGCTCTTAACGATAGCACCATTACGATCTAATTGATGGACTCTTAAGTCCACTTGATAGTCTCGTGGGTTGGTACGACCATTAGTTTGACTATGATTTTGTACGCCATCTGACCATTTTTCCATAGCATTTCTGATAGAGAATGTTGTGTCATTGTAGATAGCTACGTTCCATGGTGCAAATATTCTTTCACCTGCAAAGTTAACTGCTCGACCTCTGTATTGGATAGCCATGTTTTCAACTGTAGAAGCTGGCAATTGAGCAGCTTTACATAAGAATTGTGACTGTAAACCAACAGCAGTACCGGCAGTTACATATGAAGGGAATGTTAATTCAACACGGAACTGATTAGGGCGAGCTCCGCCACCAATCAACTGTGCTTTAAAATCGCTAATGTTTGCCATATTTTATCCTTTATTTTTTCCTATTGTTATTTATATGCTAAGCACCGATTTCTTCAAACTTAACTGAGCTTCTTGCAGCAATGAAGTTAAGAGTAATGAAGTTGATCGAACGGTTAGGTTTAATAAAGATATCTGCAATGAACTCATTACGATCGATAACTTCTCCGGTATTATTTGTGTCATCACATTTAACACGGAAGTCAGTAACACCTCGACGTCCTTGAACGTCTCTTAGGAACGGTTCAACTAAGTTCTTAAACTGTGCTCTTGTAAATGAATCGTTGAATTCAAAGAGTTGGAACTTAGCAGCTGTAGCGATAGCTTTTTCAAGTACGATGAATAAACGACGCACGTTGATACGATCAAATGCACTAGGTTTAGCTAATAGTGTCTTATCGCCAAATAAGACTGTACCTTGACCTGGGAAGTTAACCACTGGGTTAATGCCGCTCTTGTAAAGGTTATCTCGTTCTGTCTTACCTGGGTTAACAGCAAGTTTAACTACGTTCTTAACTTGACCGCGGTTTAAACCAGCTGGTGACCACCATGGATCATTTGTATAATCTGTACGAGCAGATAAGCCAGCGATGTCGCCATTGAGTGGTACCCAACGATACTTATCATTGTAACGATCATACTGATATTTAGCACCAGAATCTAATACTGCATATGATGTACTTGGTAATTCGTTACGATATTCTATAGCAGCATCTACCATATCAGATACATTAGTACCGTAAATGAAGTCACCATCAGTACCACCTGAAGTGTTACCAATGATATATTGCGGTGATACGAATACTACGCAATCTTTACGAACTTCAGCAACGTTATTGATAACAAACTCTGCAACTGTTTCTGAAGCTTTACCTAATGGGATTAGTGATACATCATAGAGCTCATCGTTGGCGAATATCTCAAAACCATTTTGAAGTTCGCCGTCTGTAGCTGAGAAGTCATCAACACCACCAGATAAAGTAGATTCTACAACTGATGAAAGGTCTTTGAAACCTACACCAGCTGCAGCAGTTCCCCAATTTACACCTGAAGTACCACTACCACCAACTGAAGTAGAAACTGATGTCGTATGATCCATCCACCAAACATATTTAGATTGTGAGTTGATCACGTCTTTATAGTAGTTGTTTGAGCCGTCAGACTTCTTAGCGTCACCAGCTTTAGATACGTATGCAAATTTTTCTAATACTGTGCCTGCTGTTCCAGACCATTGACCGTCTGCATCTACGACCACTACATGTAGTTCATCGTTAGAACCACCTAATGAATCAGCGTATGCTGAAGTACCTGGAGCTGAGTCGAATTGTGTTTCATAGTCCCAACCAGAATAAGTTTCAGAGTCAGCCATAGAAACTTTAATTGAGTTACCTAGTGTGCCAGGATATTTAGCAGCCCATTCGCCAACTACACCTTCACCAGCACTGTATGAATTATCATAAGCTTCGAAGTTATTGATCTTAACGCCAGAAACTGTGATAGATGCTGTAGCAGTTGCATCTGTACCAGGACCAGTAGCGATAGTAACTGAAGGAGCAGATGTATAACCTGTACCAGGGTTTGTAATGATAATGCCTGTTACTACACCGCCTGAAATAGTAGCAGTCGCAGTAGCTTGGATACCACCAGAAACGTTTGGTGCACCTAATGTAACTGCTGGAGCTGTAACATATGAATCACCAGGTTCTGTGATAGTAAAGCCTGTAACTGTACCTGTCTTTGTAACGACAGCATTTCTATTACCAGAAGTGTCTACGCGGACTGTTAATAGATTGTTTGTGTATGCTAGGAAGTTTGCTGCAGTGAAAAATGATTGTGCTGTTGAGTCATTTGGTTTACCAAATCGTTGTACTAACACATTCTCAGATGTGATTGTAACAGGATCTAATACTGGACCCCATGCAAATACACCAGCGAAAGCGCCTGCAGATGTAGCTACTGCTGGAACTATCGCAGAAAAGTCTTTCTCGACTACCGCAACTCCTGGAGATAATTGAAACGCCATTTGTTGATTCTCCTTAAATTATGATTTTTATGATATAAGCTAGAGTCACCTCTATACCTATATTTATAACTCTTAAAAATTCAATAGGACCTGTTCGTCCTGCCCACCCCTGCCATCATCCATGAACCCAAATGGGGTGAGTTCATCCTCTATCTGTTTAATACGATTCTCATACATCTCTTGCCTAATGTTTACGTTGTTCAGGTCTTTGAAGTATGGGTTTGTTGTCAACCATCCAAATAATACTAACGTCATAACCAAATCATCATGATATCCTTCATCTGCCCCGTAAGAGCCTTTATTGTTTTCGATGAAGGTTGATATCTCTTGTATGGTGTCAATGTCTTGAACTAAGAGTCTGTTCTCTTCGACCAAGGCCTTGAAGTTCATACAACCGATCCTTTTTACTTTCTTATCAGTATTGACTCCTAACTGTGCTTTACCACCGCCGAATCCTCCTGATACTACTTGCCCGTCTGCGTTTCTGTTAACAAATAATAAGTTCTCATACTCCATCTCAGAATACAAGATAGATGCAACTTGCTCAGACGAGTTAACCTCTAATAAAACGTATGCTTGATTGTATTCTGTAGCTACTTTATATATGACTGATGGGAAAAGCATAGGACTAATGTTGTTGTCTCTATACTTTGCCACTTGTTTATATGGTGCCTCTGTGATGTCTATGATAGAGAACGTTGAGTAGTCTCCACCCACACCCTTTGCAGTGTCTGCCACTAAGCAATAGCTATGATCCTTGATAGGTTTATCATACACATCCAAACCATCCTTACTATATATGATACGTCCTGCAGACATCCTCCCGATCACATCTGAGCGCACCAGAGTGAGTGCAGAACCAAGGAATGTACATAATACTTCTTGGTTATATTTTACTTCACCAAGCTGTCTCTTTTGTTCTTCTGCCCATTTTTCATCTCTACCAGGTATCTTCCAATATGGTATGAATAGTGGCACAAAGTCATTCCGTTTATTCTCTGCATCGTTCCAAAACTTCCAGAAGTGGTTATAACCTAATGGAGTAGAGGATAATAAGATCTTTGTCGTTTCACCCGCAGATATCGTTGGGTAGACAGAAGTAAAGAAGTCATCAGCTACGTTATTAGGGATGATCGCAGCTTCGTCGACATACAGCATGTTGACAGACTTGCCGCGGATACCAGAAGACGTCGTTGCTGCTGTGAACACCTTTGAATTGTTCTCAAGTTCTATATCTCCCTTATTCCATGTAGTTACACCTTGTTGTAACCATAATGGAAGGTTCTCATACATCAACTGATACCTGTATAAGACCTCACGGGCGGCGGTGGCTTTGTTTGCCAAGATCGCGACTTGTTTCGATTCCTGAAATAATGTATACCATAAGATATACGCTGCACTAGTTGTCGTCTTACCTTGTTGACGACCTTCCATAAGGATAACTTTTCTATTCTCATGTATTACCTTCACCTTTTCCTTTTGGCAATCATACAACTTAAAGTCTATAAGACCTTTATCTAGAGATATGATCTTACAGTAGTTCTCAATAAAATAGATTGGGTCTTGAGCACATTTCATGTACTCTTTGACTTGTTCCTCTGTAAATGGGATATTTACGCCAGCAGCTTTTAACTGCTGATTAGCATTATATACTTTTGACATTTAGAACTGCGCTTCCCAATTTTCTGTGACGGTGCCATTAACTTCTGGAGCAGTTGCGGTATATTTTCTACCTGGCTGTGATAGGTTTGCAACAGTAGTAAGTATGACTCCGTTCTCTGTAACTGGACCGTATATGTTTGTCTTTATAGTAAAAGATAGTGTATGAGTAACAAAGCGTCTCTCTTGGAAAGAGCCATCATAGTTATCTTCTGCTACGACACTGTTTAATATGACTGGCACGTCTTGTACTATCTCAATAGCAGGTAAAGCATTGATTGATAAAGTATATTCTGGATTAAATATGGGTAGTATCTGCTCAAGTATCTGCATCGAGTCTTCTTGAGTCTTAGTCAAGATGTATAAGTTGATGTCGATGTTGTATGGTGCTGGAGAAAATACAGCCTTTGCTGTTGGGTTTTCTGCAGATGAAGTGTCTTTACACACGATCTTATTCATCTTATTGGTCTTACGAGACGCATCATAATGATACCCAACTATCTCAAAAGAAAGTCTTGGTAATGATGTGTATGTATGATTAGTAAGGTTAGGGTCTGAATCGATACGAACTAACCACTTTTCTTTTGGCGCATAGGCAAGAGGGACTGATAACGTTTGAGCAACATTACCTTCATTGTCTTGTCTTGCGATCTTGATGTCAGAGAATAAACGACCAAATGCAACGATCGTCTTTCTTATGGCACCATGATAGTAGGTTTGTCCGTTTAACATGTTACCAAGCTGCTCGTGTTATTCTAATCCAAGAGTTTGTAGCGATACAGATATAGACATAGCTTGCATCATACTTAACTTCACCCTTTGTTCCAGTAGCAGTTGCAGATGCTGGAGTGCCAGATGATATAGTTGATAATGGATAACCATATACTTCTGTGAAGTTATCATTGATCTTAGTGAATGCAGTCCTTAACTGATCACCTGTCTTATCGTTAGCGACTGTACCTGTATTAATTGTTTGTTTTGCCATTATTCTAAGTCCGCGGTTAGTTTAGTTGAATCTGCTCTAGCATTAGTAGAGTCAGCGTTTGGATATAAATCAGGTGCTACATAGTATGTTGATAGTTCCCCAAATGGGTTCTCCTCACTAAATACTATACCCTGTGCTTCTTCTTTAAATTTATTATTATCGCCGTATGAATCTTGTTTATCGAGGTTACCAATGATAGCGACTGCAGCTGCTCTAGTGCCTCCACCTCCACTCAAGTAAACTATAGGAGCTGTAGTATATCCAGAACCTGGTTCGTCTACCAATATCTTGACGACTTCGTTTGCTGTTAATCCATTGCCAAGATAAGCTGTAGCTTGCGCTCTGTAACCAAAGAATGCAAACCTTGCAGTGCCGTTATCAACTTCTCCAGATGTATGAGTAGGTCCATCAGTGTTGTCTGTTGTGCCAGCGATCGTACATATGTATCTTCGACCGTCAAAGCATACTTGATCTCCTACTGACACTTCAACGTCTGCTGCCCAATCTTCTCCTAATACTACTGTAGGAGCAGAGGTATAGCCAGCACCCTTACTAGTTATCTTGATCTCAGTGACTGTACCATTAGGCACTTTATTATTATCAAACGTCTTAAGCGTCTCAAACACGTCGATAGAAGAGTTACCAGTAGTGATGTGTTCTGATGAGTATTGGAACAACTCAACTTGTAACTTGTATACGTATAGTTTACCAGCTTGATAGAACGGGTCTTGATGAGTAACGAACTTGATCTCAAACAATCCACCAGTTAATGGGAAGAATAGTAAATCACCTTCAGCAGGACGATTAGGTAGTATTGATAGACCGTGTTGTCCTACGAGTTGCTCCCATTTCCTACGAGCTACTGTAAGAGTAGCTGACTGTTCCATCATCAAACCAAACTTCTGTATGAATGCGCCTTGGCCCTCAAACCCGTTTACGGTTTCAAGGTACATCTCGATGCCGTATGCATATTTAAACTGAGATAAACGGTCTTCACCGAGGATCTCATCTTTTCCAACTAAAGTGCGAGGGATATAATAGAAGTCTTGTCCATAGATGGATATAGACTCTACTATGATGTCCTCATAAGTGAGTTGTTCAGAACGTATGCCGTTCGAGAAGTAAACGCTTCTTGCCATGTTATCCTAAGAAGAACTCTAAAGGTGCAGACTTATTAAGCATCTCGTCTTCTAGTTCTCTGATCTCTGCTATAGCTTCTGCATACAACTTATCACCATCGATGGTCACACCGCCTGGTAGTTGGATGCCTTGGAATTTCTTGATGTTAGTTGCCCATTGACGTTTAAACAATGCAGTCACATACTTACGGAACCATGGTTCATTCCATACTTTAGTAAATGTTGCAGGATCTAATGCTCTGTAACACTCGATCATGATGAAGTCGCCGATAGTAAATGCTGCTGACCAATTCACGTCAAGGCTTAATCTACCCATCATACGATTGAATCTATATAATGGATAACCATTTAACTCAAGGTTAAGTAATGAGATATGACTCATGACAGTCTTGTAGTAGATGATTGACGTTGAAGTCAAGTCATATAAGTCATTGAGTCTTAATTGGTATTGTAAGTCGAATAAGTTCTTTGAGCTTGATGCTGCAGTGAATGGGATGACTCTAGTCACACCATAGATGTAGTCTGGTAATGGGATGTATCGTAAGTCATATGTTCCTAGTGTACAGCCATCTGCATGAACGACTGCTGTAGCTCCACCATCGCTGCATGTAATGGTCTCTCCAGCCACAAATGCTGCTGTAGTGGTAGCATTGAAAGCATGCTGAGCATTATTAGTTTCAGAAGCGATAGTTACATTTTTACATAAGATGATGTTGCTGACCGCATCTCTACCGTTCTCCATGATGACAGAAGCTTTAGCTCCTGAAGTGCTACCAGTTATGGTACTGCCTACTGGAAAGTTAGCTGATGTAGCTGTGGTGATTTTCAATGCAGAAGCTGTGATCTTTTGTTTAAGATACATACGTTCTGCACCATCAAAGTGGTATTGGTTCCAGTAATCAAGAGCCTCGTCAATACGCTCTTCTAATTGAGAGTCATCAACGTTGATCTCTACTACCGGTTCACCAAGGGCTCTTAAAGCGTATTCTGTTAGGGTTGCTCTGCTTGTAACGGCCATGACGATTTCCTAGTGTTTATTCTATTATTTATATAAAATAAACGTCTATGGCTATGGCTTCTTAAATACCTGTAAGTTATTAACGAACCAACCCATATGGATACCTCGACGTACATGATTGATGATATCTTGCGTCAATCCTGGATGATAAATCATACCCTTGTCAACAAACTTTTTAAGCCAGTATTCTTTCTTACGACAGTTGATATGACCTACTCCACCTTGACCAGGTTGAGCAGCCGTAAAGACTAATGTACCACCAGATTTTACAGCATCATACAGAGCATCTACCTCTTGGTCTGCATAGATTGGATCGATATGTTCTAACACCTCAAAGCAGATGACAGTGTCTGTAGTAGTCTTATTTTCAAAGATACTGCCTTGATAACAACCATCAGTCTTCTCACATACATGATCGATATCAAACCCGATAGCGTTTACGCCTACATCATTTAATGCTTGGACATACATTCCTGGACCACAGCCAACATCAAGTACTAGTTTAGGATTAATGATGTCTTTGATAGCTCTAGCTACACCTTGCGCACATGGAGTTTCTTCTTCTTCGATGTAGTTATAGTCGAATGGGTCTGCTCTACCTGGATAATGCTTGACAGCATAGTCCATGTTATTTCTTCCAGGATTTGGTTCATACCAACCTTGACCATTATGGATATTAAGTACAGCTTGGAAGTACTCTTCGTACATACCAGCTACTTTTTCTAATGAGAAGTTTCTTAATGCCCAATCACGACAGTCTTGTGGGTTGATACGATCGATGTTCTTGAGTGCCCATACAAACTCTTCCATGGTACGGCAACGATAGCCTGTGATGCCATGGATGTTGTTCTCTGTGAATGAACCCCAATCAGTGGTGATAGTAGGTGTACCAGAGAATAGGTTCTCGATCTGTACACCACCAAAAGGCTCGACATACATGGATGCTACGAATGATACCTTAGCTTTTGCCATGAGTTCTTTACGCTTTTCTACGTCAGCATACCCAATAAACTCTACGTGGTTTGGAGTCTCTTTGTATCCACATGCTGCAAGGTTATTTTGACCAGCGACCTTAAGCTTCATGCCTGCACGCTCTGTAGCTTGGATAGCGATATGGATACCTTTACCTTCATAGACTCGACCTAAGAATAAGCAGTAGTCTTCCTTCTCTTCAGGCTTGAATACAAAGTCATCTACATCAAAGTAGTTAGGGATGACCACATCATAGAAGTTATTCTTACACATACCGACAGCTTCAAGACCGTAGTATGCATGCATGATAGCGTATGATTCAAATATCTTATACTTTGCCCAGTGACCACCAGCATACCCGATACCAGGCTCAACAGTAATAAGATCTGGATGTGCGTCACACACTGGTCTTGTACCAGATCCCCAGAATGGGAGGATGAAGTCATTCTTTTGTTTACGTTTAGCTACTTCACGGATAGCGTTTTTATAGAACGTTTGATATGCATGGTCATTAGTAGCGAACTTAAAGAAGTTCTTACGCCAATCATAGTTGCCGTATGCTATCTCAAGGTCTTTATTAGTAGTTACTGGGATGTGTTCTGTACAAGGAACGTCTGACTCTTCATGTCCATAATGGAAGACTTGGTGACCACGCTCTGTCATCATCTTACCAAACTTCCAAACTTTTTGAGTATATGCACAAGCGTTATACTCTTTTGATGTTACTGTATGTGGGAGACCTAAAATATGAAAACGCATCATCTATTCCTTATTGTATTTAAATAATTATTAATATCACCATTTGGCATTGCATAACGATTTACAAGGTCAGGATTCATCATTTCGACCATAGTAAATATTGCTTCTTCTGTACCGATAGTTCCTTTATCGAGCGTAGCCTTAATCAAGCTATAGTATTTATCGTTAAATGCAGTGATCTGTTCTCTACTCCCACCAAACAGTGTCGCACGACAAACATACTCTGGCTTTCTACCAATTATCTCTGTCATAGTATTTATGTTACACCCATGGATCTCAGAATTGGTTTGATATGGGTATGAAGCCAAGAAAAACTTATCCTTAGGTAAGAACAAGAAGTTCCATGTCTTGATAGGCTCTGTTATCTTAAAGCTGCTTGACATACCTGAATCAATCCAATAGAAACGTTTAGATCCCATAGGGTTTGATCCAGCTACTTGTGCTAGCAACTCATTCTTAATTAGCGTCAATGGTATGTAGTATGGGTTCATTAACGCAGAGTTTTTTATCCAATCAGATTGACTCACCCATTTAGGGTCAGCTAGTAGTTGTTGAGTCTTTTGAAAGTAATCTCTGTGTCTAATGTCTTCTAGAGTTATTGATCTACACTCTACTCTGTTATTAGAGGTCGCTATGCTTAGTGCTCTACGTCTCTTTCTGATATAGTCATGATACTTAGGGTCTGCATAGACGACAAGCGGGTTGCGTACAGCTAGCAGGTGATCAAGTCCTTTGATGTAGTGCTCTTCAAAAGAACGATCTCCGCGAGATATGTCAACAGCCATGGTAACAAGAGTTATATCAGCTGGATAATCATAGATCCAGTCCATCTCTCTGTAGTTGATGTAAGGAGCTCTACGGTTTGCTAGCACTTCTTTTGGATAGAAGTCATATGGGATCTTTGAATCATCTGGTCGTTTACCGTCCATACGCGAGCACTTATCACCGAGGTGTCTTGAGTACTCTCCGTTAAGGTATACACCTTTAAAGCCTAATGCAGTAAACTTACGATCGATGTTCCATTCGTTGTGCCACTTCTCTACACGACCTAACATGATGAGGTCATCTCTGCGTCTTAGGTTAGGAGACCCGACCCATGCATGCCAAGCAACATGACCGTCAGTGATCTTCCATGGCTTCTTCCAGTAGAACATGTTGTCTACTAGACCTTTATGATATGAGTCTATGCCTTGGAACTCAAACGTACGCCATGATGTATCGACTACGCCGACTTCTCTGTATTTTTGTAGGATCGCTTTTGATTGGTTGAGGTAACCAGGTCTTGTAAATTCCCAGTCGTCTTCGAGGTAAAAGATGTATTCTGAATCACAGTAGGACACCATGAAGTCCATGGCAAACCACTGCGAACGGTTACGCGGGAAACATATGACATCACATATATCACCATATTCTTCGACTAAATGTTCATAGACTCCAGGTTCTGCTGAGTCATCAAGGATGACCATCTTTGTTATATAATCTTGAGTCTCAAAGAAAGACGATAATGTCTTAGCTAAGACATCTAATCTATTACAGCTTAATACAAAAGTTGTTGTATCACTATCTGGTTGGTCTACTGTGTGGATTTTTACTCTACTCATGATATATCTTTCTTTTTAGCTAAACTCATCTTTTTCTTATGTTCATCAGTTCTAACATATTTACCAATATTAGTAGTATCACGAGTCTTATTAGCTTCTCGCATCCTAGCTTTAGTTTCTTCTGATCTCTTTTGTCCTTTTTGCTTAGCTACTATCTTATCAGTAACTTCTTGCGGACGTTTCTTACCTAATTGGTTAGCAAAGGTTCGTCTAAGTATCTCATCCTTAGAGATTTGTTCTGTGAGACCCTTCCATGCAAGTTCATCTTCCCATCTACCATACTTTTCAAATAGTATTT